GCCTATCACTGGTGGTGGCAGCAAGGATGAAGCTTATGTTGGCGCATATGTCAAAGAACCACTTGTTGGCGCGCATCAATGGGTATTGTCATTCGATTTGGATTCACTGTATCCACACTTGATCATGCAATATAATATCTCACCCGAGACACTTGATCGTGTAAATCGTGTGGATATTACTGTCGATAATCTACTCGATCCAAATTATCAGCCGCCTCTGCGCGAAGGTTATAGCCTTGCTGCAAATGGTCGATACTTCAGCAATCAGTCTCAGGGCTTTCTACCTGAGATGATGGAACGCATGTATGAGAGTCGATCTGAATATAAGCGCAAGATGATTGAGGCTCAAAAGGCTGTTGAATCTGCAAAGACTCCACAAGAAAAGCGCGACCATGAAAAGTCTGTATCCCGATATAAGAACATGCAGCTTGCAAAAAAAGTTCAGCTAAACTCAGCTTACGGTGCAATCGGTAATCCATATTTCCGCTTCTATGACCTTAATCAGGCTACAGCTATCACAGTCGGTGGTCAGCTTTCTATTCGCTGGGCTGAAGTTAAGATTAATGAATATATCAATAAGCTTCTTGGTACAGAAGATGTTGATTATGTTATCGCGGTTGATACCGATAGCTTGTATATCACGCTTGATGGTCTGGTTGCTAAGGTATTTAAAGACAAAACTCCTACAACCGAACAGATTGTCACCTACCTTGATAAGATTGCATCGCAAGCATTTAAGCCAGTCATTGACAAGATATATGTAGGCCTGCGCGAGCATATGAATGCCTTCGCACAGAAGATGTCTATGAAGCGAGAGAATATCGCAGACCGTGGTATCTGGACAGGTAAGAAGCGTTACATTCTGAATGTTCATGACTCTGAAGGTGTGCGATATGAAACACCAAAGCTAAAGATGATGGGCATCGAAGCAGTAAAATCTTCGACTCCCGCGTTTTGTCGTAAGGCTATTAAAGATGCATTGAATATCATTATGACTAAAGATGAAAATGCAATGCATCAGTTTATTGCATCTTTCCGTGAGCAATTCAATAAGATGCGCTTTGAAGATATTGCATTTCCAAGAGGAAAGATGGTGATAAGGTAAAATTTTGCTATATGAAAATGCCCAATCCATTAAATGAGAATGTGTTGGCTATCGCATCTATTCTACCATCAGAGTTTGAGGTCGAGCGATACATAGATTATAAGACACAATTTGAAAAGGCATTTCTCGATCCTCTTCGATCTATCCTCAATGTTATAGGATGGGAAGATGAGGAACGACCAACGCTAGATAGGTTTTTTGCATAATGGCATACTTGAATCATAATCTTCCGACATTCACATGTTATATGCGGAATGAATATCTGTACAATCATGAGAAGGGTTATGGTGAATTTACACTATGTGATGTGCATAGTGTCGCAAGTATGGAGAAGCGGGTGCCTCTCTTTGAGGCCTTTCTAGATAATGGTGTCAATTGGACACGCCGACCGTTAATGGCCTTCTGTTGGAAGAAAGATGCACCAGTTCCAAAAATTGAAGATTGCTATTACTGGAACTGCTTTAGCCCATATATTGATGTTAATATTCGCACCCGTATGGCTGGATTACGCGCACAACTAATTCGTTGTGATGGTAGTCATATTAGTGGTGAATATATGTTTACTATGGATTGGTCATGGGAGAATAAGGGTATCTTAGATACCAATTTTAGTGAGACACCTGAGCATAAATGTGCTCACATGTTTAAGGTTGATGATGGTAATTTTTATGCATACCCAAACAATAGAATCATATGGCATGATGATGCATGGATTGATGTACCGCTCAAAAATAACCCAGGATATCAGATCGACATGACAGTATATTCCGTAGAAAACAAACGTAATCTAATCACAGACAACAGCTACATGACAGAATTTAGACAAGGAGATAAATCATGAGCAAAGATTTTTTTAGAGATTTGGTTAAACAAATCGGTGACGTTGATACACATATTGCTGATGATGGTTTACATTCATCAGAATTTGCTGGTGCAATGGATACAGGTTCATATCTATTAAATGCAGAACTATCTGGCAGCATCTATGGTGGTGTGCCTAATAATAAAATCACCGCATTTGCTGGTGAAAGCGCAACGGGTAAGACATTCTTTGTTCTTGGTCTCGTGCAACAGTTCCTGAAAGATAATCCTGATGCTGGTGTCTTTTATTATGACACAGAAGCTGCGGTTACTAAGGAAATGTTTGTAGCTCGTGGAATCGATCCGCGCCGGGTTGTTATTTCTGAACAGGCAACTGTACAGGGCTTTCGCACTCATGTTATGAGAACGCTTGATAATTATCTCAAGGTGCCTGAGAAAGAACGACCAAAGATGCTCATGGTGCTTGACTCTCTTGGCCAGCTTTCAACTGAAAAAGAATTGGAAGATATCGCAGAGGGTAAGAATACACGCGATATGACTCGGTCACAGCTTATTCGTGGTGCTTTCCGCGCACTATCACTCAAGCTTGCGCGGGCCAATGTATCGCTGCTGGTGACCAATCATATCTTCAATGTGATCGGTGCATATGTGCCGACCAAAGATATGGGTGGTGGTGAAGGTTTGAAGTATGCAGCCTCGCAGATTATTTTTCTATCTAAGAAGAAAGATCGTGATGGCACAGAAGTTGTTGGTAATATCATTCATTGCCGTGTAGCGAAGAGTCGCTTTACTAAGGAAAACAAGTCGATTGATGTAAGGCTATCTTATGATAAGGGCCTTGATCGTTACTACGGATTGCTTGACTTGGCTGAGAAATATGGTATAATCAAGAAGATCGCGAATCGCTATGAGATGCCTGATGGTGGAAAATATTATGCAAAGCAAATTGAACAAGATCCTGAACGGTTCTTTACAAAAGATTTGCTAGATCGTATTGATGCGGTCGCAGCCAAAGAATTTAAGTATGGTCAAGGTGAAACAAGTGAGGTAGAACATGATGAAGAAGAAAGTGCCAACGAGACCGCTAGCTGAGTATACAGTGGTCGATCACGCTGAGGTGAAAGACCACATGTGCTTTGGTATTGAATCTGGTAAGTTCAAAGGGACGGTATTTCGTTTCGATACCGTCAAAGTTGGTGAATCGCTTGATGATGAAGATAATGCAGTCGTCAGGTTTACCTATACAGTATTAGAAAATGAATTTAATACTAAGGGTAATCAAGACTTCGAACGTACCATTGCATCAATACTATATCATATAATTGAAACAACGGCTGAAATCAATGCGAATCGAAACGACGGTGCTTCGGCACCTACTACATGATGATGATTTTGCTCGAAAGGTATTACCTTTTGTAAGCGAAAAATATTTCTCTGATATCTCTGAAAAGCTAGTATATTCTCGCATTTCAGAGTTCATGGAGAAATATAATTCTCTTCCTACCCGTGAGGCCTTATCCATCGAGATAGAAGGCACCAAGGGTTTGGGTGAGAAGGAACATCAGTCTGTCATGCAAGTTATCGACGGGCTTACTCGACCCGAGCCCGTCGATAAGACTTGGTTACTTGACTCTACTGAGAAATTTTGTCAAGAGCGAGCCATCTATAATGCAATTATGGATAGCATCACCATCCTTGATGGTAAAGATAAAGATCGTAGTAAAGGATCAATTCCACAGATACTTACCGATGCACTTGGTGTATCCTTTGATACACATATCGGCCATGACCTGATCGATGACTATCAAGGTCGATATGACTTCTATCATCGCATAGAAGAAAAGGTTCCGTTTGATCTAGAATATATGAACAAGATTACTAGAGGTGGTCTATCGCGCAAGTCGCTGAATATTATTCTGGCGGGCACTGGTGTTGGTAAATCTCTAGCAATGTGTCATATGGCCGCAGCCAATTTGATGATGGGTAAGAATGTTCTATACATCACGATGGAAATGGCTGAAGAAAAAATCGCTGAACGTATTGATGCTAACCTACTGAATGTACCGATTCCGGATTTGCAATCTCTGCCTAAAGACTTATATGAAAAGAAGATTGCAGGTATTCGAGCAAAGACTACTGGCAAGCTTATCATCAAAGAATATCCGACAGCTTCAGCACATGCAGGTCATTTCCGTCATCTACTCAATGAATTAAACTTGAAGCGGTCATTCGTACCAGATATCATCTATATTGACTATCTGAATATTTGTATGTCTGCGCGTATTAAGACCGGTTCTAATGTAAATAGCTATACCTATGTTAAGGCTATAGCAGAGGAGCTAAGAGGTCTTGCAGTTGAGCGCAATGTTCCAATCGTATCAGCGACACAAACCACACGGTCAGGTTATGCCAGCTCTGATGTTGACTTGACCGATACATCTGAATCATTCGGTCTACCTGCGACTGCCGACTTCATGATTGCCCTTATCTCTACTGAGGAGCTACAAGAGCTAAGTCAATTCATGGTAAAACAACTAAAGAATAGATATAGTGATCCTGGTATGAACCGTAGGTTTGTTATCGGGGTGGATCGAGAGAAGATGCGTCTCTATGATGTCGAGCAATCGGCCCAATCAGATATCATGGAGGATAAACCTATCATGGACAAAACCAATTTTGGTCAGCGCCGTGATGAGGAAGAAAATATGGGTTGGAAAACAAAGAAAACGGGTCGGAAGGACTTCTCAGGTTTAAAGGTGTAAAATGGGTAAGAGTCGTAAATTTAATCTGGACGATTATGAAGATGATTATAGTATTCCAGATCCTAAAGAAAGAGACTGGCGAGATGAACGCAAAGAAAAGCGCGCCAAAAAAGAAGCTATGGATATTGAAACACCATTTAAACCTATATGGGAACAGCCCAGAATACAACGTGGGCGTCGTTGATATATAACCTTTAGTGAACATATTTTGCCATTGACTATTCGGGTAATACCTTGTATGATACCTCATGCAGGAGATGTCTATGGCAATTTCTGTTATCAAACCAAAAATCCATGTTCGCGGCAGAGACGCGAAATATAGAGCTTTGGTGCGTAAAGCTGCTAGTTGGATGATATCTGATCTTGTTAGTCAAAAACTTAGTCAAAAATTAATTATCAAAATCCATCTCATTAGACTTCTTCATATGAATGAACATATATTTGGTGATTGTGAATGGATTGATGATAATAAAAGACCTAAAGAGTTTGTAATAAGATTATATGCTGGTCCAAATAGAAAGAGAACATTAAAGACTTTGGCTCATGAACTTATTCATGTCAAGCAATTTGCTAAAAGAGAAATGTATGATCACATACAAAATATTGATTTGGTGACATGGAAAGGTCAAAGAGTTGATAGTACCGTGGTTGATTATATCGATCAACCATGGGAAAAAGAAGCATATGATATGGAAATACCTCTTCTTAATAAATGGGCAGTTTCAACAGGTAACGAAAAATATGTATGGAGGTCTAAACGATGATGTGGTTACTGGTTGTAGTAAGCTTGGTATTTACGCAAGATGAAGGCAGTCCCAAGGTTCAGCTTTTACTTGCTTCTTCATATGAGGAATGTAATACTTGGTCAAATATAGGTAATGCTGGTGCATTTGACAATTCTCCTGGAGGTCGTCGTGCATTTTTCTGCTATAGGTTGATGCAATGAGTCAAGAAGTTAGTATACCCACAACTTTCTATGATAGTCTAAAAATAGAATCTGTTGAAAGACTATATGATGCAAAATATGTTGGTGCGTGGTCTATCAAAGATAAAACAGGAGACTGGAGTTTGCATCCAGTCGAGGTTTTCTATCAACCTATTTTGAAAGACGCATCTCACAAACATTACTTTGGAGTTTATTTGGGCCCTGAGGGACATGCATATATCTGTGATGCAACATCAGCTTTTTCTAGTCCAATCGCAGGAGCAGTTGCAGATGATGGTGAGATTATCGTAAGCGGATATAGACATGACTATCGGAAAAGTAGAGATGGGTCTGTATTCATTGACGGTGGTCGAGATTACATCAAAACCAATACTAGAAAATTAGTTAATCTTACTATGGTTGAAGGTAAGCTTATAGTTTCATAAATATGGCTATCATATAAAGAGGTAGCCATGTCATTCAAAAGATGGTTGTTCGAACAAACGGAGTCTAATAGACTTCCTTTCGATAAAGCGAAACGTCGTGGATGGTGGCGTGAAGGTGATCACTATATCCTATATCATGGCACGCATGACCGCAATGTAGCATCAATGATGAAATCTGGTATCAATAGACCAGATCCATCTACAGGAATGTATTCAACAACACCAGATCCCCATACCGCACATGGATATGCATCCATGTCTGGTGGTGGGGGTGAAGCACATTTTAGAGGTGTCAATGCTAAAGCTACCACGACTCCTCATAGCGAACGCTCAGTTTTAAAATTAAAAATACCTGCCGATTGGGCAGAGCGTAATATGGATGCTGATCTGCGTGGTAACATGGGTGATGCCAAGAAGCGCATGATGGATCGCAATGAATATTACAAATGGACAGCTAAAAATCCAGAGGCCGCTGACTCCGAATATTATATGGCTACAGAGGTTCGGTTTAAGAAACCGATTCCTCCTGAATTTATTGAGGGCCATATGAAAAAATTCGGGGGTTAAGATGGCAGCTCAGCAAGGATTTCTTTATGAAGAAAATACAGCAAAAATATTAAAACCTATGGGATTTGTCCCCAAAGATTTTAAACCTGCGGGCGCCGGCTCTGATCAACCGGATTTAATGCTTATGTATAAGAAAAAGACTGCAGGTTGTGAATTAAAAATAACAGCGGCCTCGGCAGGATCATTAGTCATAAAATATGATGGCAAAAATAGAAGATCACCATGGGGATTTGGTAAGATAGGACCTGAGGATAAAGAAAAGATATTCATTGCTGAACTTGCCGAATATGTCGGTCTATTTGATACTATTAAAAAACAATGGAAAGAAATACCATTTAAAAGAGATAAAGATGATCTATGGGAAGCTACAGCAGGGCAGATGACTGCTAGACAAAGATATGAACGTGACCTTTCAATATTCAAAGATATTAAAGGTGAAATCCCAGCTTCTAAGATAGAAGATTATTATAATAGAAAAAAGACATATTATGTCAATGTTGGTACCCACGGTTTTTATCTTTTTGGTTCTTCTAATCCTTTTGGTTTAAAAGGAGTTCCTAGATTTTCTCAATCAGCTAAAGCAATATATCGTGCTAGGGTACAATATAAGGGAAGTGATAATTACCAATTTACTTTTGAAATGCAATTTTCTATGACAAATAAATCTCCTTTCAATATAGCCCCTGTAGATGGTAAAAGTGTCACGATTGACAAGAAAAAAATAAATCTTTCGTGTTTCGTGTGAGGTAGATATGACAGGGTTCGCAAAATTTTTATCTGAATCTGTAGCGGCTGATGACAAGCTAAAGCATCTAGAACATGCTGAGGATCATCCTATCAATGCAGGTGCTGCGGGTTTTAAGCACGCTGCTGATACACTAAATGCTGTACATAATCAGCTTCGCCGCAAAGATGGTTCTAATGTCAAGGTAACGATGAAATATGATGGATCACCATCAATAGTATTTGGTCATCATCCTGAAACAGGTAAATTTTTTGTTGCATCAAAATCAGCCTTCAATGTAAAGCCCAAGATCAATTATACAGATCAAGATATAGAAGCTAATCATGGTCATGCGCCAGGTCTAGTATCAAAGCTAAAGGCTGCACTAAAACATCTACCCAAGGTAACACCTAAGGGTGCTGTATATCAAGGCGATATTATGCATACTCCTGAAGATGTAAAGACTTCAGGAGATACACTAAATTTCAAGCCTAATACAATAACATATTCAGTACCTAAAGATAGTCCTGTTGGTAAGAAGGTATCACGAGCCCAGCTTGGTGTGGCTGTGCATACAAAATATCAAGGTAAAACATTGACTGATATGAAGGCTGGATTTGAGCCTGACACATCATCATTTAAACAGCATCCAGATGTTCATATGATTTCTGTTGAGCATCCTGTGGAACGTACTGGATATACATCAGCTCAAGAGCGCGAATTTGAAAGTCATATGAAGAAGGCTAAAGCTGTAGCATCTTCAATGACATCATCATCCCATAAGGCTGTTGAAAGACATCGCGATAATATAAAGATGTATATCAATGATACTGTCCGTCAAGGCACTAAGCCTACTACAGATGGTCTTAAAAAATACGTCACATCTAGACAAGCAAAAGCATTATCAACATTAAAAACTGATAAAGCGCGTAGTGTTAAACAGCAAGAATTAAAAGATTCACTTGATCATCTTGATGCTAATAGACAACATATAGACAAAGCTTTTGAATTGCATGGACATCTACAACGTGCTAAAGATGTTCTGGTTCATGCATTATCATCAAATCCAGGATCATTTCAGCATACCATAGGTGGTCAAGCTGCAAAACCTGAGGGCTTCGTTGCAATTAAGAATGGTGCTCCCACTAAGCTAGTTGACCGCGCAGAATTTAGCAGAGCCAATCTTTTATCAGCAAGAGGCTAGAATCCCTAAATAGGTCAACGCTGTATAGTCCACGGAAAACCAGCGTAGGGAGGGCAAATGAAGCCTGTTGCAATTACTTTTGGGCGCATGAACCCGCCTACTATTGGTCACCAAAAACTGGTAGATCATTTGCATTCCGTAGCAAAGAAGCATGGTGCAGACGCCGAGGTTCATTTATCACATACACAAGATAGCAAGAAAAATCCTCTGTCGCATGGACAGAAGGTTGGTCTAGCTCGTAAAGCTTTTGGATCTTCTGTTCAGTCTGGTCCACATAAAACTATCATTGATGTGATGAAGCATCTTCATAAGCAAGGTCGTAAGGAAGTTCATGTCGTGGTAGGTGGTGACCGTCACAAAGAAATGCATGAGCTTCTGCACAAATATAATGGAAAGGACTATCATTTTGATAAAATACATGTCCATTCTGCGGGGGAGCGTGACCCGGATGCTGAAGGCGCTGAAGGTATGTCAGCATCCAAGATGCGAGAACACGCAAAAAACAAAAATCACGAAGCCTTCAAATCAGGTCTACCATCAGGTTTACGGTCATCGTCACATAGGGTGATGAAGATGGTTCGCTCTGGTATGGGTCACGTTGAAGAGGGTGATCCGTTCGGCGGTGGCGTGAATATGTTTGTTCCTGCGGATAGAGCACCACCCGAGACTGCAGTATCGATGCAGCATGAAGAAGATCCTGATGGGCCCGATGAACCTCGTTCAAGCGAGGCTATCGGTGCACACGATGAATTAAATCATAAGCTATTTGCTGATGATCGCTTGATGCCTGAGGTTCGCATTCAGTTACGCAAGATTGCAGATCAGTTTATTCGTTTTGTTGCAGTACCTCTCGATGTCAAAGATATTGTATTCACTGGTTCTAATGCTAGCTATCATTATACTGATCATAGTGATATCGATCTACATGTGGTTGTGAAGCTAAAGGGTGGTGCATCAATGCGCGCATATATGCGCCAGCTATTCGATGCAAAGAAAAGCCTCTGGAATCAGATGCACAATATTACGATTCGCGGTTTTGAGGTTGAGCTATATATCGAACCGACCGAAGAGCCTGCGGTTAGCTCTGGTGTGTATAGCATCCAAAATGACAAATGGGTCAAGCATCCTACTAATCAAAAGCCTACCATGGATGATGTCAGTGTGCGTAGCAAATATCGTCAGTATAAAGATGAGATCGATGCAGCCATAAAATCAAATGATATGTCGAAAATTGGAGCTTTGCTGGCAGAGCTTCGTGAAATGCGTAGTTCAGGCCTAGCTAAAGGTGGCGAATATAGTGTTGAGAATATAGTCTATAAGTTACTTCGCAGCAGAGGTGATCTACAGAAATTGTGGTCGATTCAATCAGAGCTGGGCGACAAAGAATTATCAATGGAAGGCCATCGCTATTATTCAGGCCTAGACAAGTCGACTGCTAGCAAACGTAAGTCTCAATTTAAGAGACAGACAAAGATGTCAGATAGTGATCCAAGCGCATATAAGGCAGCGCCTGGTGATAGTAAAAAGACTAAGACAAGTGTTCATACAATGAAATATCGCAGACAATTTGGCGATAACTATAATGCGAATGATGTTCAATTCAATCCACCGGAGCTGCCCGTGCGATATTCATATCTGTCTGCTTCATATAACAAGAGATTTGAGCAGTTCGCGGAAGCTGCTGGTTATCGGGACATGTTTAGAGGAATCGTTCCTCACGGTTTAGATCCGACTACAGAACCTTTGAGCCATGCAGTTCCGACATCAAGATATGATCTGGAATCCGCCGATAGCGCATCAAAGCTGATGCAAGATAAGCATCGCAGAGAAAAAGATACTTTAGCTAAAAAGCACGAGAGGGAGAGAGAATCCATGAAGATGCAGGATCTCCGCAAGAAAATGATGCAGCGCGATGAAGAAGTCGAGCGAATTGCAGAAGCGACTAAAGACGGAAATGCAAGCTGGAGGGTTCCAGCTCATGTCAAAAAGCATCTAGAAGATAAGCATGGTCGGGCGCAGTCCATTCATGTATCCTCTGATGGGTCAAAGATAACTCATAGTGTACGTCACCTCGATGATGATGGTATGGATCACTATGAAACTAGAACACACGAATACAATGGTAAAGATCCAGTCAAAGATCGTAAAGTTGGCAAACTGATTAAACATGTTAAGCCAAAGATGTCAGTCGAAGAAGCGGCCGATCAAGGTCTAGCAAAGAAGGCTGAAAAATCTGGTATTCCAGTTAGCGTATTGCGTCAGGTTTATAATCGTGGTATGGCCGCATGGAAGACTGGTCATCGTCCAGGCGCCAATCAACAACAGTGGGCCTATGCTCGTGTAAACTCTTTCATCACCAAGGGTAAGGGTACATGGGGTGGAGCTGACAAGGATTTAGCTTCTAAGGTTCGCAAAGAAGGTGTCGAAGTTAAAGAAAGAAAGCTAGACCCCATGGCTGTGCATGTTGACCGTGAACATGGTGACATGTATAGGGTTCATGAGCTAGGTCATCAGGTATCCGATGTGGAAATTGGCTCTTTAGTGCATAAGAGCAAGCTTGATACATTAAAGAAATCAGGTCATAATGTTAAAGATATAAAAGATGTTGATGAAGCAGTTAAATCCGCTGACTTTGAATATAAGAAAGAAAAGCTACCTGATGGTAGAGTTGTATATCGCAAGGTTCATAAGAAACTAAAGGTTGAGGGTGATCCAAATCCTCTGCATCGTGAGACTGGTACAGATTCTTTAGTAAAGAATTATAAGAAAGATACACCAGGACAGAATGAATCTGCTAATGACGCTCGCTATATGGCGCCAGTGCCATGGGCAAAGCAGACAACAGAAGATTCAAAGTCACCGAAGACATTTGAAGATGTACGCAGGGCCCTAGCTGGTCTCCGTGAACAAACAGAATTGTCTGAGGATTTTGTACCTGGAATCATGGATGCACCAACTGCTCAACAGCTAGGTATTCGCGCACAATTCGGCTATGCTAATCATCCTTCAGTCGAAGAGGAAGAAGATGCAGGTTGTGGTTGCGGTGGCAACTGCCAGTGCGATGATGTCGAAGAGGAGCTGGAGATCACCGAGGCTGAATATCAGGGCCGCAAGGTGACTTTGAATAAGCCATTCCGCACCCCAGGTGGCCCTAAGAAGTCTGCCGTTTATACGACAAACGGTGCTGGTAAGGTTGTGATCGTTCGCTTTGGTGATCCCAATATGACGATCAAGAAGAACATCCCTGGTCGCCGCAGCAACTTCCGCGCGCGTCATAACTGCGATAACCCAGGGCCGCGCTGGAAAGCACGCTACTGGTCTTGCAGGGCCTGGTAAATGGCACAGTTTCGGACAGATACTAATAAGTTAGATGGTGCGAACCTGATCACCAGGTTCGAAGTGAATATGCTGTCCAATCGTCTGACGCCATCCGGAACTGCAACGGATGCATTTGGTCGTATTCGTACATCTAATCCACTAACATTATTTGACAGTCAGCACAGATATGTCGATAACAATCTATGGGCCACATCAAATACTGCAGGCACGACATATGCATTTGCGAATAATCAGTCTCTAATCAATATGAATGTTGGTACCGGTAGTGGGCAGCAAGTAATTCGTGAAACAAAGAAGGTATTTGCATATCAGCCCGGTAAATCTTTATTACTAATGAATACTTTTGTCTTTAATGAAGCTAAGCCAAATCTACGTCAAAGAATTGGTTATTTCAATGACTCTAATGGAATATTTCTTGAGCAATCCAATTCTGACATCTATTTTGTAAAGAGGTCGAAAACGTCTGGTGTTGTAGTTGATACAAAGGTTGCTAGAGCTAATTGGAATATAGACAAATTTGATGGTACTGGTGCATCTTCGCAGGGCCCTGTGGGTAGTGAACATACTTCAGGTATCAATCTCACAAAGGCTAATATTCTTTGGACAGATATCGAATGGTTAGGTGTTGGTGATGTACGAATGGGCTTTGTCATCGATGGTTTGATGTTACCCGGTCATGTATTTCATAATGACAACGTAAACACATTACCATATATGTCAACAGCATCTCTACCTCTCAGATATGAAATCACCAATTTTGGTACGACCTCTAGCGACAGCACATTAAAGCAAATTTGCTCATCCGTTATGAGCGAAGGTGGATATGAGCTTAGAGGTATTCAGCAATCAGTATCAACTGTTTTAACAGCGCCATATACTATGGCTACTGCTGGTACATATTACCCTATTGCATCTATACGATTAAAAGCTGGTAGAACCGATGCAATAGTAATACCAACGGCTGTCAATATTCTTGGTAAGGGTAATAACACTACAATATCTTGGCGCATAATGAAAGGTTGCTCACCTACTGCAGGCACTTGGGTATCAGCAGGAGCAGATTCAGCTATAGAATATAATATTACAGCTACTGGTTTGACTGGTGGGCTAGTGATGGCCTCAGGGTTTTTGGGTATTACTACACAGGCTACACAAGCTATCGAAATTCTTAAAGAAGCTTTATTCAGATTCCAGTTAGAACGAGATCCGTTCACTGGAGCCACAACAGATTTTACCGTTGCTTGTTCAGGCGCTGCAAACAGCGACCAAGCATTTGCATCTATAGACTGGGAAGAAATTACTCGCTAAGGAGGAGACTATCATGAAAGACAATAGTAAATTCGGGTCATCAGACTCACTTATCGCCGCAGTTCGCTCCATCATGGAGAAAGAGCATACGGTGCCTAAGGGTGATAAAGAAAAGAAGCTAGCTGCGCTGGCTCACCCAAAGGATAAGATCACGCACAAAGACGTGCTGGTTGGCCGCGGTGTCCTGAAGAAGGAAAATAGCGGTGAGCGCATGGGTACAATTGTCGCGACTCGCAAAGAAAAGGTTGAGCTGGATCCGAAGCTTAAAGAGGAAGAGCAAGTCGATGAGCGCAAGCTGACCGGGGCTGAGACTGATAAGAAAGAAAAATATGTGATGTCACTCAAGAAAAAGATGGGTGGCTTCAAGAAGCGTTATGGTGAGCGTGCTAAAGAAGTGATGTATGCTACGGCTACTAAGATGGCCAAGGAAGAAACTGTACCGGTTCAAGAAATCTCGACAGGTCTTGCTAGTCGTTATCTAAAAAAGACTGATCCAGAAACCAGCTCACCAAAAGAAGTCGAAAAGCGCAAGACTGGCCGCGCTCTAGCCCTTACTAAGAAGTGGGGTGGTAAGGTTGGTGGAACAGCTGCACCTAAAGTTCCAACAAAGGACTAATAGAATGGCTAAAGACAAACGCGAATATGGATATGAAGGTGATATGGCAATTAGCCAGTTAAAGTCTATCATATCTAACGCCGAAGCTCTTATGTCAATGCTGAAACCTGAGACGGACCTACCAGAGTGGGTCCAACTCAAAATCACGCTTGCACAGGACTATGTTCTGACTGCGCGTGATTATATGGAGTCAGAGATGAAAGAAAGTGTTGAAGAAGGTGCTCGCAAGGGTCAAGGCCGAGGTGTAGTCCATGGGTACTTAGATGTTAAAAGTAAAGTTAAGGATCCATATGATCGCAAATCAAAATCTAAAGATGATGATGATCCTGCTGGGCATATGCACCCAATGATTCAAATGTCTAGAATTGCTGCAAGTGGTGATGGAAAAGAACCACATTTTCATCATGTTGATGGATCTAAGTCTAAGATAAACAGACATCTTGCTAGACAAATTATATCTACACACAATTCAATGAGAACTACACAAGATAAGGATGAATTTACTAAAAAAATTCATGCTAATCGCGATTCATTGAATAATGCAATTAAGAGTAAAGTAAATGAAGCTTGCTGGTCTGGTTATGTTGCTAAGGGTATGAAGAATAAAGGTGGACGCATGGTTCCTAACTGTGTTCCTGCTGAAGCAGTCACAACAGAGAAGCCTCCGTTCGAAGGTCCCTATACTAAGTCTAAAGATGCAAGCCCAACTCGCTCGCATCTGAAGTCATTGACCAAGAAGGCTCGCGAAACGCTAGCCAAATCATCTGCGAAAAAGTCTAAATAGAAACACTTATATTATGCTGAGTAGTGCTTAACGAAAAGCGAAGGAGATACGCTTATGCCTTTATGGGGATTCGGTAAAGATACCGAGAATACAGTTGCCGGCGCCAACACAGTCGCTGGTATTAAATACGGGTTTCAACCTTTCGGTGGTGCTACCGATGGTCGCGAATCTTGGAAACGCAATGTGGTTGCGACTAACCAAGGTTGGGTGCGCCGTCGTAACATCAATAAAGATGGTGCAAACTCACAGCGTGATGAAATTCTAGTCGCTGCTAATCCTGGTATTAGCAATGACGGTTATGCTAACGTCGCTTACCTAGGATTTCCTGAGATTACACAGATTTATCTATCGACAAATTCGACAGGTGGTAATGCACTTGTGCGTAACGGAACAGCCAATCTGTATGTCGTATTCAATGAGCCGGTGCGTCATAAGGGCGGCACAGGATTCATTCGTCTAACTCTTTCGAATACAGCTGGTGGTAATAATCTTATTGCTACAGCCAATGCTAAGGCTTCGACATCCAGCACTGATATTATCAATGCGAATAATACTCTAGTATTCCGCTTTAAGCCTGCTGTTGCTGGTACATATAAAGTCGGCGCGCAAACTCTAGCTTTTGGTAACTCCGCTGGTAGCACAGGATTTACAGCTAATCTAGTAAGCCTAAATATTAGCACTAACGGTGCTGAAGCTGCAAACAGTGTGATTGCCGGCTCTGTGTCAAATAACTTCGGCACATTTACTGTGCGCTCCGCCACAACTGGCGGCTAAATCATAAAGTAGGAGAAAACAGATGGCCGATAAGAAGGTCTCGCAACTTACGTCACTAGGCAGCACTTCGCGTGAAGATTTGCTTCTGATTGTCGATGATCCGAATGGCACTCCAGTATCAAAGAATATTACCGTCAAGAATTTCTTTGGTGCAGTACCATCCAATACGGTATTCAATGCTCGTGTTTCATTGAAAGCAAATACTACGATTACCTGCGCTAATACGCTAATTGTATCCAATGTGAATATCACGACAGGTGGACTATTGAAGGTTAATAACTTCATTGGCACACTTCGTTCAAATCCAGCTAGTAATAATGCAACTACGGCAGGTTACAAAGTGGGTCAAATGTTTGCTAGTAATACATATCTCTACATTGCCGTAAATGCAACGACTTTGAAGAGAGTTGCCCTTAGCACATTCTAATAATGCAAATACTTGATGACAGCAATTTTATGCTGTTTGCCGCTCGTCATTATGAGAATCCGTCTTGTTTGGATGAGGCAGAATTTTACGATGATTTAGGACGGATTCGAAATATCCAAAGGCTCATCAGTCGATATGTAAAGACTGGTGAGCTAAAGGATAGATATATTTTAAATCATCTGATTGCTCTTTATAATGTATTTCAACGTGATGCAATTACTAAAATGTTAGTATTCAAGATGAAAGACCATCTAGAATATCTAAAACCCTTTCTAGTTCTAATGGGATATTGGCCTGATAGAATAGATGGTATTGGAAAAAATAATAAGACGATCATCGGATCAGATATACCGATGGATCCTGAAATAGTAATGCTATTGAGGAGGATCTGATGGACGAAGATGCACCAGCTAATGCAGTAGGTGGCGGTAATATCGCAGGTGTTGGAGTCGGTCCTAAGGGTGAGCCGGGCAGACCTCCTATGGGAATGCTTCGTCGCAAAAAACTCAGATTCAAAGAATTTATTAAAGATAATATTAAAGAACAAGGGCCCGGCACGTCATTCTGTCCGATCTGCGGAGAAGAAACTAAAGTTTTGGGTCAGTGGAAAGGTTGTCCAAAGGTACATTATAAGGCGCTTGGTAGAAATGTATGCGCCGGCAAAAGTAGTTCATCACGTGGTGGAAACGGCGACGGCGAATAAAATAATGGATTGATGATGTATAATTGGGATGATATTGTGATAATTGGCGATAGCTGGTGTGCAGAAAGAACCGGCGATAATCATTGGCCAAAAATATTCACAAACAAAATTACAGAAAAACATGAACTGGAACCTAGGGGAAAAGGATTTCCAGGGGCTAGTTGGTGGAGTGTTAGAAAACGACTATTAGAAGAATTAAGTTATAAGCCTATAAAGTTATTAATTCTATGTCATACAGAAGCTAATAGAATACCAAGTGACTATGATTATGGATATAATTATTGGTCTGTCTTAGAAAATCAACATAGAGGTGAAAGATTTGATGCTGCTGTAAAATATTTTGAACATCTTCATTCATTAGATTATTATAGATGGTGTCAATTACGTTGGTTTGATGAAGTAGATTCAATCATAAAAGAAAATAATATTGAAAAGGTTATTCATCTACATTGTTTTCCTGACATGTTTTGGAAAAATTCTAAAGATAGCATAGCAACTTACAAATTTAAGACTGGTATTACTATTCAAGATGCACTCTATAATTATAGAGATAAAACCTTAAATCCTAAAAAATTTCCTAATCATTTAACGGATGAACAAAATTATAAATTAGCGAAAATTCTTACCAAGTTAATAGATAATTATCTAGAATATGGACAAATATATACAGAGAGGTTAAATTTAGGAGATTGTTATGACATATAATTGGAATGATATTTTGATTGTTGGTGATAGCTTTTGTTCAGATAGATTATCTGAGACCGATTGGCCACAAGCACTTACTTGTAAATTAAGTAATAATGAATATGATAGAACTAGAATACCTAACGGTGCAGGATTTGATGGTGCTAGTTGGTGGAGCACAAGACGTTGTTTAATGAAAGAATTAAACAAATCAATACCAAAAGTTATTATATTTTGTCATACCGAAAAAATGCGAATTCCAAGCGACTATGATTATGCATTGAATCATAGAAGTGTTGAAATACGTGAGTTAATACCAAAACAAAAAAAGGTGATGCCTGAAGATTTAGCTAAGGCAGCAGAAGGATTTTATAACCATCTATTATCACATGAATTTCAAGATTGGACCATGCGTCAATGGTTTCATGAGATTGATTGGATTATGAATAAACATCAAATTGAAAAGGTCATTCATCTTTATAGTTTTCCTGATTGGCATAATAAACCATTATATAAATTTAAACATGGTGTTACAATAATGGATCCTCTTTATAATTATCATAAACTAAACACGGATATAGAACGTTTTCCTAATCATTTTAATAATTATGAAAATGTTCAATTTGCAACATTTCTATTTGATATAATTGAAAATTATCCAGGGCATGGAGCGATTTATGATAAAAAGATTTTTGAGTAATATCTCTTTTAGATGGCAAGAATTTAAAAGAAAGCGCCGGTCCAAAAAAATACTTAAAGAATTAGCAAAGCGAGATCCGTTCATATATTGATATGATACTTGGTATAAATTCCCAAAATCATGATGCAAGCGCCGCCGCCATAGATGGCGGCGACATCTTATGGGCAGCACATTCAGAACGATATAGTAGAATAAAAAATGATAGCTATCTTAGTATGGCTATGATAAATGAAATGTTGTCATATGGAACACCTGATATCATAGCCATTTCTGATAAGCCTATTTTAAAAAGTTTACGCAGACTTTACTCTGGAGAACGACCTATATGGATTAATCCAAAGGATGAAATTAGCCGTTTAGGATTAAACAAAAAACGAATAGAATATATTAGACATCATGAATGTCATGCGGCCGCAGGATTTTATACTTCCAAATTTGATAATGCTGCGATATTAGTAATTGATTCTATAGGTGAATTAGATACCATTAGTATATGGGAAGGTAAAGGTGATCAATTAAAATTTATATGGGGTTTAAAGTATCCCAATAGCATAGGACTTTTCTATTCAGCTATTACTGATTATGTTGGTTTAAAACCTAATGAAGAAGAATATATTCTCATGGGTATGGCTGCATTTGGTAAGCCAATTTTAGTTGATAAAATGAAGAAAGATTTTTTTCTAGAATGGGATCCACCTCATTTTGTATCCAAAAATAATTTACATCGTGGGTGCAAATGGTGGGATTGTCAAAATGAAAATAAATTTGATATAGCTGCTTCAGCTCAAGCAATAATAGAAGAATATATTAAGGGTGCTATTTGGTGGATGAGAACTGCAATACGATCTAATAATCTTGTGATTATGGGTGGTGTTGCATTAAACTGTGTCGCAAATAGTTTGATATCTAATATATTTGACAATATTCACATCATGCCTAATCCTGGAGATGCAGGAAACTGTATTGGTGCCGTTGCAGCTTTGACTAGAAAGAAATTGAATTGGAAAGAACCTTATCTAGGCACTAATATACAGAGAGATATCAATATTAATACAGTTGTCGATCATCTTATAAAAGGTGAGATAATAGGCATAGCAAATGGTCGTGCTGAATTTGGTCCTAGAGCCCTTGGTAATAGAAGTCTTATATGTGATCCAAGAGGTTCTAATATAAAAGATAAAATGAATTTAATAAAAAGGAGAGAGCCATTTAGACCGTTTGCACCAGCAATACTTTCTGAACATGCATCAGATTATTTTGATATGCCCGTGAAACATAGTCCATATATGCAATTCGTATCGAAATGTAAATATCCAGATTTATTTCCAGGAATTTGTCATATTGATAATACGAGCAGAGTGCAAACAGTGGATAATCTAGAAGAAAGCATTTTCAGAAAAATACTAGAATTATGGTATGAAAAGACTGGTTGTCCTATGCTTCTCAATACAAGCTTAAACATAAAGGGACAACCCCTTGTAAACACTTGGGAACAAGCTGTAGTATTTGAAAATATAAACGGCGTAAAAGTATTTTAATTAGCCGCAAAAATAGATTGACTAACGGCCTATTATAGTGTAATATAGGCCTATGCATTTACATATCGATCACAAATACCTGAGCATTTTATCGATGAAGCTTGGTCTATTCAAGCGTAAAAGTGATAGGTTGTTCAATTTCCGCTGTCCATTTTGTGGAGATTCGGAATCTAGTCGCACAAAGGCTAGAGGTTATGTCTATCAGAATAAAGGTATTTTGGTATTTAAATGTCATAATTGTAGCTATAGCACAAATATGGCCAAGCTAATAGAGCGAGTTGATCCTGGTCTATTACGAGAATATCGTCTTGAGGTATTTCGTGAGGAAAAGGGTGGTGCAAATAGTGAACCTCGATATCTAATACCTAAACCAGAATTTAAACAGGCTGGTGAGACTCGCTTGACTAATCTTGGTCTGATTCCAGTATCAGACCTTAGCGCAACCCATAGGGCTGTGCAATATCTGCAAGGTCGTAAGATACCAGAGGAAAGATATTCTGATCTCTATTATGCTAAGGATATGACAGTATGTGAGGAGCTAAATTCTTCATATAAAGATCGTCTGGTTGCTGATGAA